CATATCGTTGTTAAACCTTTTCTTGCAGGTAATTTTATTTTTTGATTTTTAAATTCTGTGCCACCTTCATCTACATCATTTAGATAGGTCATAAAAACTAAATGTCTATCAGATATACCTTGTCTTTCTGCATGCCAAGAATAATAACCACTATCTGGTTTATAGTGTTGTAAATTTGCACCTTCTACTAAACCAAATTTTGCAACATCATTAGCTTCAGGATATTTTTTTAGATATAAATTTAAAACTTTTTGTAATTCTGTTTTATAATTAGACCATTCTTTTATATCTGCTTCAGGATCAAAACTTGTTTCAATAGAATCTTTTCTATCTTTTTTAACAACTTGTTCACCAAAATAATAAACTTCACCAGGACCTTTTTGATCTGTATTATTAAAAAATTTAACTAGATCGTCACAGACTTTTTCGTCTATGAACCAACCACCTATAAAACTTCTTTTTGGTAAATTAAATTCAATCATTTACTATTATACCCTCAATTGCGTCATAACCTTTTTCTAACGCAGCTG